AACAGCTCGACGCCAATCTCGATGCTTCGTTCGACCTGATCGCCCGCCAGGAGGCGGCCGAGCACGCGCTCGGCGCGCTGCGCTCGGACGTCGAGGAAGTGAAGTCGCGGCTGGACCGCGTGGCCCGGACCGGCCGTCCGGCCCTCGGCGGCACCGCTGCCAGCGGCATCGAGGTCAAGAGCTTCGTCGACGGCTATCTGCGCCAAGGCCGCGAGGCCGAGCTGAAATCGCTCTCGACCACCGTCTCGGCTGACGGCGGCTATGCCGTGCCTCGCGCCATCGACGAGAAGATCGCCGGCGTACTCAAGAAGCTCAGCCCGATCCGCTCGGTCGCCCAGGTCGTCCAGGTCGGCACGGGCGGTTACCGCAAGCTGGTTATGACCTCGGGCGCGGCCTCGGGCTGGGTCAGCGAGACGGCGGCCCGTCCGGAGACGACTGCGCCGAAGTTCGCCGAAATCGCCCCGCCGTTCGGTGAGCTCTATGCCAACCCGTCGGCCACCCAGGCGATGCTCGACGATGCCGTGTTCAATGTCGAGGAGTGGCTGGCCCGCGAGATCGGCGGGGAGTTCGCCCGCGCCGAGGGTGCGGCCTTCGTCAATGGCACCGGCACCAACCAGCCCAAGGGCTTCCTCCAGGCCGCGACCAGCAACGCCTCGGACGCGACCCGTTCGTTCGGCACCCTGCAGTTCATCGCCACCGGCAATGCCACCGGCTTCGACACGGCGCCCGAGCTCAAGCTGATCGACCTCGTCCACGCGCTCAAGTCCGGCCACCGGCAAGGCGCGGTGTTCATCATGAACACGGCGACGCTGGCCCTGGTGCGCAAGTTCAAGGCCGCCGACGGCAGCTTCCTGTGGCAGCCGGGCCTGATGGAAGGCGCGCCGGCCCGCCTGCTGGGCTATCCGGTGATCGAAGCCGACGACATGCCCGATGTCGCCGCCGGGGCCTTCCCGATCGCCTTCGGCAACTTCCGCAACGGCTACCTGATCGCCGAGCGGTCGGCCACCCAGATCCTGCGCGATCCCTACACCAACAAGCCCTACGTCAACTTCTACGCGACCAAGCGCGTGGGCGGCCAGGTGCTCGACAGCGAAGCGATCAAGCTGCTGAAGATCTCGACCTGAGCTGACTGACTGGCGGCAGGGGCCCCCTCTCCCCTTGCCGCCTGCGTCCGCGCCGACCCTTGCCCCTCCCCTCGGGGACGGCGCGGACGCCCCCTTCCCCTTCCCGATCCACAACCAGGAGACCGCCATGAAGCGGGCAATCGTCGCCCCGGCGACCCTCGCGCCTGCGGCGCTGGCCGAGCTGAAGGACTGGCTCGGCATTACCACCTCGAGCGAGGATGCCTCGCTCACCGCGCTGCTGCGCGGAGCGCTGGAATGCTGCGAGGCCTTCACCGGCACCATGCCGCTGACGGCAGACTGTGAGGAAGTGCTCGCCGTCTGCGCGGACTGGCAGGCGATCGAGGCCCGGCCGGTCATCGCCATCGCCGGAGTGGCCGGCATCGACCACGCCGGCACCCGCGGCGCGCTAGCCAGTTCAGCCTACGCCATCGAGTTCCGCGCCGACGGCACCGGCTGGGTGCGGGTGCTCGACCCAGGCCTTGCCGAGCGGATTGCCATCAGCTTCACGGCGGGCCTCGCCGGCAGCTGGGACGCCCTGCCGGACGGCCTGCGCCACGGGGTCATCCGCCTAGCCGCCCACAATTACCGCCAGCGCGAGAGTGGCGAGGACAGCCCCGTGCCGCCCGCCGCCGTCGCCGCGCTGTGGCGACCGTGGCGCGTACTGCGCCTGCTGTGACCGCGCTTTCCGCCGCGGCCGACTTCGGCGGCCTCATCGACGCGCTCATCCGCAAGGCCGCGCGGCTCGGCTCGGCGCGGGCGCGGGCCCGGGCGCTCGCCGCCCGTCGGCCCGACCAGGCCTGGCGCACGCCCGCCGTGCTGTGGCCGCTGTTCACCATGGGAGCAGACTGATGGAAATCGCCCTGCGCGCCGCGCTGATCGACTGGCTGGCGACCGACGCCGCCCTGGCCACCATGCTCAATTCGGTGACGGAGGAAGCCCCGGCCAAGGCCGCCCCGCCGTGGCTGGCGATCGCGACCAGCGCTTCGATCGACTGGAGCGCCAAGGACCGCGCCGGCCGCGAGGTGCGCATCGCCCTGGAACTGCATTGCCGCGGCGACCGGCCCGATACGGCCGCAACGCTGGTCACTGCGGTCGAAGACCGGATCACCGCCCTGCCGGCACAGCAGGACGGGTACCGCGTGGTGGTGACCCAGCTCCTTCGCGCCCGCACCCAGCAGCGCCCGGGCAACATCCGCTCGATCCTGACCGAATACCGCTTCCGCCTGCTGGCGGACTGACCGCGCAGCCCCCGCGCCCCCTTACCAATCACGGAGAACCGCCATGGCCGCTCAGAAAGGCGCCGCCTTCCTGCTCAAGATTTCCGATGGCGCCGCCACGCCGACCTACCGCACGGTGGCCGGCCTGCGCACGACCCAGCTTTCGATCACCGGCGACACGGTGGTCATCACCAGCAAGGACAGCGGCGGCTGGCGCGACCTGCTGTCGGGCGCGGGCGTCCGCCATGTCTCGGTCAGCGCCGCCGGGATTTTCCTTGGCAGCGCCGCCGAGAACCAGATGCGGGACTGCGCCCTGACCGGCAGCCTGGCCGATTACGAGCTGAGCTTCGAGGACGGCGCGAAGCTGCGCGGCAAGTTCCTGATCGCCCGGCTCGACTATGCCGGCGATTTCAACGGCGAGCGCAACTACACCATGTCGCTCGAAAGCTCCGGGCAGGTGGTGACGGCGTGACCGGCACGGCCAACCCGATCCGGGGCGAGGCCACGCTGGAGATCGCCGGCGCGGCCCGGCTGCTGCGGCCGACCTTCTCCGCCCTGGTCGCAGCGGAAGAGGAACTGGGTTCGCTGTTCGCCCTGGTGGAACGAGCGAGCGCCGGCGGACTGCGCCTGGGTGAAATGGCGGTGCTGTTCTGGCACTGCCTGGCCGACCGCGAGCGGATCAGCCGCGAACAGGTCGGCGAGGCCATTGCCCAGGCCGGCCTCGCGGCCTGCTCGCATCCGCTGCGGGCCCTGCTCGAGCAGATCCTGAAGGGCGCGGGATGACCGACGGCCTGCCCGACCGCTTTGCCCCTGCCGCCGCGCAGCTGGCGGGCGTGGCCGGCCGGTTCCTCGGTTGGCGCCCGGACGAGTTCTGGAACGCGACCCCGGCCGAACTGGCCGTGATCCTCCGGATACCGGGCGAGCGCGGGGACAACCCCCTTGGCCGATCGGAACTGGTCCGCCTGATGGAGCAAGACAATGACTGATGCGGTCGACACCCTCATGGTCGACGTGCGCGCCAACACCCAGGGGTTTGCGCAGGACGTGGCCGCCATGCGCGGCACCTTCGACGGCACCCTCACCGATGGCTTCGCGAAAGCGGGCGATGTGCTGGAACGCGGCCTGCTGGGCGCGATCCGGCGCGGCTCGCTGGGGTTCGAGGACCTGCGGCGCACGGCGCTCAACGTGCTCGACACGATCGCCATGCAGGCGCTGAAGGGCGGCCTCGGATTGGGCGGCTCGGGCGGCGGTGGGCTGGGTGGCCTGCTGGGCCTTGGCGGGCTCCTCGGCGCGGTGCTGGGGCTTCCCGGCCGTGCAACAGGCGGCCCGGTTTCGCCGGGCCGCGGCTACCTCGTTGGCGAGAACGGGCCCGAGATGTTCGTGCCGACTTCGGCCGGACGGGTCGAGGCCGGCGCGACGAGCGGCCCGACGCGCGACGTGCGGATCGCCATCAACATCAACACGCCCGCGGGCAGCGACCACGCGCAGGCGCTGCAGCGATCGAGCCGCCAGGTCGCGAGTGCGGTTCGCCGCGCCCTGCGCGAAGGTTAGGAGCAAGCCCGCATGGCTTTTTGGCTAGCATCGTCCCGCAATGGCCAGGACGGCAACTGGATCCAGCGGTTCGACCCACGGTTCTGGACGGTCAACTTCCCCCGGCCGATGATGGCTGCTGTCACCGTGACGGCGCCGGACGCGCTGCGGGTGGATGTCCGGTTCCTGACGAAGGGCGACCTGGCCGGGCTGATCTGGGAGAGCGTGGATCGCTTCGACCACCCGCTCCTCGCCTACCGCACCGATCGCGACTACTCGCGCACCACGCTGACCTTCCGCTGGCGCTCGGGCGGGATTATCGCGCTCGACGCGGTCAACGGCCCGACACTGACCATCGAGGGCCGTGACGCGGCGGGTGCCGCGCGCACCTGGTATGTGCGGCTGTGGAACTATGCCCGCTCCGGTTCGCCGACCGACGCGCGGATCGAACTGCCGTTCCAGGACCTGATGGGCGGCTTCCTGCTCCCGTCGGAGGCCGATCCCGTCCACCCGGCCGCAATCGACCGGATGTTCATTTCCCTGGTGCCGCCCGCCTTTGTGCCCGGCAGCACCGCGGCGCTGGCCAGCGCCGCGGAAGGCTGGGCCGAGGTCAGCGACCTGCGCTGCGACGGCGAGCGGTCGATGCTGGAGATCGGCGACGCGCTGGTGCCGCCCCACGGGATCGGCTGCGCCACCGCCTATGACGACAGCTGCAACCTCACCCCGGCGCGGATCGCCCGAAGCCTGCTCGGGCTGGGCTACCGGGGGAGCGTGGTCCACTACGTGGGGATGAGCCACTTCTTCAGCCTCAAGGCTGAAGGCGGCAGTTACCTGGTCGATCCGGCGGCGCCGGCATTCTGCACGCCGGCCGATACATGGCACCGGAGCTACCTGGCGTGCCTGGCCGAGCTGGGGCTCTCCCCGGTCCTGTCATTCTCGTTCGAATGTCTCGCCCAGAACTGTCCGGACAGCTGGCAACAGCGCGCCTTCGACGGCACCCCGGCGAGGACCGGGTGGGTCCCCCCATCGGCCCTGCTTTCGCCGGCGAACACCGCTGCCATGGCCTGGCTCGACAAGGTGGCGCGCAAGCTGGCCGGCTTGCTCACGGACGCCGGACTGCCGGTGCGCGTGCAGATCGGCGAGCCGTGGTGGTGGGTCGACAGCAGCGCCCGCATCCACATCTACGACAGTGCCGCGCAATCGGCGCTGGGCGGCAGCCCGATCGAGATCGCCTCGCTCCGCTCGACGCTGACCGGCGCCCAGACCGCGCTGCTGGACAGTGCCGGCGCGATCCTTGCCGCGGCCACGACTTCATTGCGCAATTCGATCCGGGCCGTCGCCGCGGCGAGCCCCTGCGAAGTGCTGGTGCTGGTGTTCACGCCGACTCTGCTCGACCCGGCCATGCCCGAAGCGCGGCGCGCGAACCTGCAGACCGGATGGCATTTCCCGGCGTTCGACCGGCTGCAGCTGGAAGACTACGACTGGCTGACCGCCGGGGCCACCGGCCTGCGCCGCGCCGCCTATGCCGAGGTTGATGCGAGGCTCGGTTACAGCCTGGCCGACCAGGACTATCTCGCCGGGTTCGTGCTTGCTCCGGAAGACCGGCAGTCCTGGCGCGCCATAGACGCCGGCATCGACGAGGCGCTGGCGCGCGGCGTGGGCGAGGTCCTCGTCTGGGCTCTCCCGCAGATCTGTCGCGACGGGTTCGTGCGAATATCCAATCCAGCCGAGGACGATCAGATGCAAGCCTTCGACGACGTCAGCTATCCTCTCGCCCTCGG